ATGGCAAAGAAACCAGGTATTCCAAAAGGGACAAGAGATTTTTCTTCGATTGAAGTAGCAAGAAGACAGTACATTATGCAAACAATCCGTCATCATTTTGAGCATTTTGGTTTCCATCCTATTGAAACACCTTCCTTTGAGAATTTAGAGACCTTGATGGGAAAATATGGAGAAGAAGGAGATCGATTGGTTTTTAAAATATTAAATTCTGGAGATTTCTTGAGTAAAGTAGATGAAGCACTTTTGGCAGATAAAAATAGCTTGAAGTTGACGAATCAAATTTCAGAAAAAGCCTTGCGTTATGACTTAACCGTGCCTTTTGCGCGTTATGTAGTGATGCACCAGAATGAATTAGATTTTCCATTTAAGCGTTACCAAATGCAGCCTGTTTGGCGTGCGGACCGCCCTCAAAAAGGAAGATATAGAGAATTTTATCAGTGTGATGCCGATGTAGTTGGTTCAAAATCGCTGTGGCAAGAAGTGGAATTAGTTTTACTTTATGATCGCGTATTTTCGACATTGGGTCTTCACGGGGTAACAATTAAATTAAATAACAGAAAGATATTAGCGGGTATTGCTGAGGTAATCGGAGCAAGTGATAAGTTGATTGACTTTACCGTTGCGTTAGATAAATTAGACAAGATCGGCGAAGATGGGGTGAAGAAAGAAATGATGGAGAAAGGTATCGAAGCTGCGGCTATTGAGAAAGTTCAACCGTTGTTTAACTTCACAGGAAGTTTTGAAGAGAAAATTGAAAAATTAGGTAAATTATTAGCTGAATCTGAGCAAGGAACAAAAGGAGTAGAAGAATTAGCTTTTGTTGGTAAAGAAATTGCTCAAATCGGATTATCAACAGCTACTTTGAATTTAGATGTGACCTTAGCGCGTGGTTTAAACTACTATACAGGAGCTATTTTTGAAATCGGAGCACCTGCAACGGTTCAAATGGGTTCTATTGGTGGTGGTGGACGATATGATGACTTAACGGGCATCTTCGGATTAAAAGATGTAAGTGGAGTTGGAATTTCGTTTGGTTTAGATCGTATTTACTTGGTAATGGAAGAGTTGGATTTATTCCCAGTAACAGTAAATGCTTCCTCTCGTGTGATGTTTTTGAATCTAGGAGAAGAAGAGATGAGTTATGCAATGAAAGCCGTAGCTCAATTGAGAGATGCGGGAATTAAAACAGAAATCTATCCCGATAAAGCTAAAATGGGAAAACAGTTTCAATTCGCCGATAAGAAAAGCATTCCATTTGCTGTATTAGCGGGTAGTGAAGAAATTCAACACCAAAAGTATACAGTGAAGAATCTAGCTTCAGGAGAACAACAAACGGTAAGTTTAGAAGAATTAAAAACAATGGTGCAATAAAATGGACCTAATCAAATAGCAAAAGGAGTAATAAACCACGTTTATTACTCCTTTTTTGTTGGCTGTATTTTTTAATTGTGAATTCGGATAGAGGCACGTACAAGCGCCATTGCTGCGATTTTATTTAGAGGAATGTCTTTATCTTGGTGATGTTGATTCTGGCTCACTAATCGTACATAAGCCTCTCCTTTTTCTGATTTCTGAAGAAACTTAATCGTTTTGTAGGTTGAATGATCGTCAATATAGATGGATAAGATGTAAATCTCACCAAAGAAAATATTGTTGATATCAACATCCACTTTCTTAAAAGCAACAATATCACCTGCTTTTAATAAAGGGTACATTGAATCTCCTGTGGCATAGAGTGCCCCATCAACACTTGGAAGATTGGGAACACTTAAGTAATCTACAATAAACTCATCGTCAAAATCCCCGTTGGATTTTGGTAATAACCCCATGGTTGCCATGGAATTAAATAGAGGGATTTTCTGAAAGTCTTTGATGGGATCCGCTGTTTTTCGGAAAGATACAGTAGGTTCCGCAATGAGGTCGTCTGCTTGACCATTATTCTCTTTTAGCATTTGGCCTTCACCTGTGATCAGCCATTCTAAATTTAAATCACTATAAGTCGCGATTATTTTCGCTACAAAAATATCAGAAACGGCAGAATTTAATTTATCTGCGTCTAAAAACCCTCGTTTTATAGCGGTGCTTCTCAAGAATTCACTAATGCTAATTCCTTTGTAATCAATATATTGTAGTATTCTTTCCTTTGTTGTTACTATATTCATCGCAAAATTATTTGTTTTTTACTAAAATTGTCGCATATTTGTCTTGTACAAGAAGATTAAACCTAAAAGCGAGTAAATATATGGAAAAAATCAACACCATAATGCATTTTAACGAAGAATTTCGTTCAGCATCTACGAAAAATGACACGATTAGAACCTCTTTGATGCGAAAATATAGGTGCTTTTTAATTGAATTCGCGATTTATATCGCAAAATATATTAATGTTCCATTCCCTCTAATACAACGAAGATGACAGCTAGCCAACTCACACAGAAACTAAGGGAATTAGAAGAATGGCTCAAATACAACGGCAGCCATCCTAACTACACACTTATTTTACAAGACAAACAGAAATTAGAAAAACAATTAAAAACACGACAAGATGAATCAAAATCTACAGCGAGAAATGGAGCTTTATGAGGTTTTAAGAACCACAGCTAACACCGGATACTTTACACCAGGTGAACGTATCGTAATCAATCAAGAAAGAGGATACTTATTGAGTATGGGGTCAGAGGAAGAATTACGCCCTTATCAGGTGAATGAAGCAATTGAAGAAAAAATACAGGCACTCAAAAGATAAAGAGTGAAATGAAAATGTTTTGATTGATTTGTTTCGATGTTAATCTAGGAGATAAAAAGCAAGAGAGAAAGAAGCAGAGCAGGAAATAAATAGGCTATTTAATTTTTTTGAGACGTAAGAAAATAAAAAATTAAAAGGAAAAGAAGGAGAAGAACTGTAGGATTCATGTTGGAGTGTGTCGAGTTGTACAGTTGGAAAGTAAAAATGTTTAATGGGTATAAAAACACAAAGAAACGTGTTTGATACTGAAAATGATTTTGGTTGTATGAAGTCACAACAATTAGGACGTACATTGAATAAACTACGTCGATACCAACTTATATTAGATTTGTATAATGAGCATAAGACGCCTGATATCCCCGTGAGTGTGGTATGGCGTAAATATATATATCCTGTTTATCCTATTTCTCGAACCACATTATATGAGGTTCTAGGTACAGCAGTACACAAAGAATTAATGCGGGTAGAAGAGGAATGTAAACAATTGAATTTGTTGTAAGGATTAGAAAGAATCAGCTTGCTGATTGTAAAAATAAAGACGTAGAAAAGAGAAGAATTTCTTTTGTTACTAAAGGTAGTAGCAAAAGAAATTCTTCTCTTTTTTTTTATGTCTTTTTCTAAGTGAGTAAAAGAAAGTCAGCCCGTTTCTATGTTGTTATTTCTTAGAGGAAATACATTCTTTTTTTGATTGCTTTTGGGCTTTGAATAGGAGTGAATTGTAGGGAGATTGAACACTATTGTTTTACAATCGGACACTTGTGTTTGGATGCCAAACAACGAATTGAATACCTACCCAAAATGCCGCAATTTTGTTCTCGAGATGATAAGGAAATAAGTGCGGTATACACCAAATAAGCGTGAAGATAAATACGTAATCCAATTGAAATAACTAGAAGATATCATGCTTGGATAAACACCAAGTACTAGGAAGTAAAAACGGAGTTGTGCTTTTAATCCATGGACTTTAAAAAAAGTAAAAGTACAATAAAAAAAAGAATCAAAACGCTGTATGAAGGTTTTCGAATTCATGACAAGAAAATCTAGTGTACCTCGTACTGTTTTTCAAAATCATCTCACTGATAATAACAGTTCATGTATGAATGAGACATTTATTGTAGCAGTTGTTGGTTTGGTTTCTTCTCTTGCCACTTGGTGGGCGACTCGAAAAAAGAAAAAAGTAGAAGTGCAAGCTTCGGAATTGGAAAATGTAGAGAAGTCACTGAAATATTATAGAGAATATGTAGATGATTTAGGGAATAAGTTGAAGGAAGCAACAGCCGAATTATACAATACCTCTCATTTACACCGAGAAGCTATTGACGAGCTAAATACAGCAAGGCTAGAGATTAAAAATTTAGAGCAAAGGCTCGAGATTTTAGCAAAGCAAAATAGGGAGTTGATAGCCGAATTGAGAAAGTATAAACAGTTAAATGGAAAGCGAGAATGACAGGATCCAAGCAATTAATCGTACAGGCAAAAAGTCAAGTAAAAGTTCAAGAGTGGCCCTTGAAGAATAACAAAGGCCCGGGAGTGAAAAAGTATTTAAATAGTGTGGGCCTCGGGGAGGGATATGCTTGGTGTATGGCTTTCGTTTACTGGTGTGTACAAGAAGTTTGTCAAGATTACGGTGTGTCAAATTCTCTCAAAAAGACAGGAGGCGTTTTGGATCAATGGAACTCACGCGAAAAGCTTCGCGTGACTACTCCCCAACCAGGCGATGTATTTATTATGGATTTTGGAAGAGGAATGGGACATACAGGAATTGTGGTAGAGGTAATCGGGGATTCAATCCGAACAATTGAAGGAAATACAAATGATGAGGCCAGTCGAGAAGGGTATATCGTGGCAGAAAAGACAAGAAAAATTAGTTCAATCAACAAAGGGTTTATCCGACCTTTTTAAAGAATTGTAAATCCATGAAAAAGAGTAAACGAAATCTGTTTGTGGTGAGTGTAGCGATGCTTTCTATTGGAGTTTCCAGTTGTTCTAGCAACAAGAAAGTCATCAGTCTCCAACCTACATCCACAGAAAAAGTAACACGAACAGTTGAAGAAGTAAAAAGGGACACGCTATGGCAAGTAGAAGCAGATCAGAGTCAATATGTAGCGGAACTTGCGATACAAGGTAATAAAATCGTTGTGAAAGATGCGAATATCAAGCGCAGTAAACAAAAGGTGTTGCAACCACCAGCCGTCCAAATCCATGGAAATAAGTTGATTGTCGATTGCCACGTGGAAGCTCAACGACTATTTTTTGAATGGAAAGACCAATACATTCAAGAAAAAACGGTGAAAGAAGTCAGAATTCCCGTGCCTGTACCGCTCGAATTATCTTGGTGGCAATCTACTCAACTGTGGTTAGGTCGAATCTTTCTGTTGTTGCTTGCAATAGGTAGCGGAGGCTATGTTTTCCGATCAAGAAGATAAGCAATGGCATTGTGGGTAAAAAGGAAGAAATAAAAAAGTTGAAAAAGAGAAACGAGAATGAACAGTCACCAGGGGCTGTTAAAAACAGAAAGGAGTGCTACAATACTTCTAACGAATTGAATTGTAGTGAATAGAAAGAAATGAGAAAAAATAAAAGTTATGTTACCAAAGATTAATATACAATTTCAAAATGGAAACCTAGGACAGGTGGTTTCTTCTCCCGATGGAGTTTTCGGATTATTAGCTTCTGCAGTTGCTGTAGCGGATACATTCGAATTAAATAAAGCTTATCAGTTAAAATCGATTCGCGATTTAGTAGCGTTGGGGATTTTAGCAGATTCGACCAATAGTAAATTGCACAAAACAGTAAAAGAATTCTACGCAGAAGCTGGTGATGGGGCAGAGTTATGGTTGATGGGAATTGACAAGAAAACGAAGCTATCTGATTGGTTTGATGAAAAAGAAGGTATTGTTTTAGCAGAAACCTTATTGAATGCAGCACAAGGAAAGTTGAGAGGATTATTTACAGCTTATGATCCAGATGCGACGGTTGAAATTACAGTGGCAAAAGGATTGGATAAAGAGGTGACATTGGCCATGTCTTTGGCACAACAAGTAGCTGAAAACTATACTCAACGCGTATATGCTCCTTTCTTTGTTTTACTTGAGGGATATGCCTTTGATGGGGATAAAGTAGCCTTAGAAAACTTAACTGCGAAAAACTTTAACCGCATTGCTGTGTTGCTTGGAGATACTGAGAAAGACAGTAAAGGGGCTGCCACAGGTGTTGTTATGGGAAGATTGTCTTCTGTTGGCGTTCAGGTAAATATGGGACGCGTGCGCGATGGAGCATTAAAACCGTTAACGCTATTTATTGGTGATACAGCTGTAGATCAATATGACGTAGAAGCATTGAACGACAAAGGCTATAATTCTTTCCGTTTCCACCAAGGAAAAGCAGGGTACTTTATGATTGATGATGTGTTAGCAACCAGTGAAACAGATGACTATCGCAATATCACAAGAAGAAGAACCATCGACAAAGCGTTCCGTCTTGTTTACATCGCAATGTTAGATTTCTTATTAGACAATAGCAATGTAATGCCCGATGGAACAATCAGCCCTATTTATGCTAAAACAATTGAAAATGCAGTAGAATCGACGATTAATAACGCGATGACAGCTGCTGGAGAATTGAGCGTAGATGGAGCAAATCCAAATGACAGAGGGGTGGTTTGTAAAGTGGATTTAAAACACAATGTTGTTAGTACAGGACAGATCAAGATGACTGTACAAGTTCGCCCAGTAGGGTATAATCGTTTTATCAATGTAGAATTGGGTTTTGTACCCGTAAATCAAAAGTAATATGGTAGTTGTAGGAGGCCGTGAGTATGAATGGGGTGATATTTCACTCGTATTGGGTAATCGTGAAGTAATTGGAGTTACCGGAATTAAGTATGGAGAAAAAGTAGAACGCGAAGCGAGTTATGGAAAAGGGAGATATGCCCATTCCATCCAAAGTGGCAATATTGCTGTAGATGGAGAAATTACGCTGTTGCAAAGTGAAGTTATTGCGTTGCAAAAAGCGGCGCAAAATAACAGCCTATTAACTTTAAATCTTGATGCCATCGTCAATTATGGTGATCCATCAGAGGGAGAAGCGATGCGTACGGATCGTATTATCGGTATTCGTTTTACGGAAGATGTGAGAGAGTGGAAACAAGGCGATAAACGCGCAGAAATTACCTTGCCTTTTTTAGCACTACGCGTGTCTAATGGGATTTAATTTTAAAAAATAATAAGCAAAGCATGGCCTCCAATAAAGAGGAGGCTGTGTTTTTTTAAATCGATATAAGATGGAAAAAGTTTTTATTGGAGCGGTAACGCCAGAGCAAATTGAGATGTTTAAACAACAGTATAAAGTTGTGCATAAATTAAAATCAGACAGTGGAGTATACGCCATTGTACGTCGACCTACGATGAAAGAAATTGAGTATGGTCAAAGTATGTTAGCTCAAAACAAGTTTATTTCGTACAACAAACATTTATTTGATACTTGTTTGTTAGCGCTTAGCGAGGACATTAGAGAAGATGAATACAAAGTCAATGCCTTTGCTTCTCAGATGATGATGGTGGTAGAGATTGAGCGTGTTGAGGTGGAAAAGCTTTAGGAGAAGCACTATTTGAGCGCCAGAGGACTTCTCCTACTTCTTCTTCTGGAAAAGGAAAACAACTAACCCAAGAAGAATATTACAAGGCTTTGGATCAATGGATTAGCAGTATTCGAAAGATACATGGAGCTATTCGATATTATTTGAAACTAGAACCTTACGATATGGAATTATGGGAATGGGCGCATCGATTTAGAGAGTTGGAATGGATAAGAAAAGAAGAATCAAAAGGAGGACATGGCTAATTTATCAGAATATATAGAAGGAGTAAGAGAGAATACATTTAGTGGGATGCAACGATTGGGAGAGGGAACTTTTGGCGCTGCAAATAGAATGCAAGGAATGGAAGATAATCTTTCAGTATCGCATTCAGATTCAAGCAGGAATACCTCCCGACAATCAGCTACCATGAATCAACAGGGGTTCATCAATCAAGCAGATATTAGGATGCTTAACTTATACAATATTGAACTGAATGTTTTTCAGGAACAGATGAATAATGTAGAGAGTACGGCTTCGAAGAGTAAGTTAGGCACTTGGTTAAAAAAGACATTCGATGCATCATCTATCGGGAAGATGTTCAATAACCCTATGCTATTGCTGCAAAAAGTACTCAGTACGGGCATGAAAAATGATTCCAATACAGTCAGTTTTGAAGTTTTACTTCACTCCGAGAAGGCAGCTAAAAAACTGATGCAAGATCTCAGTGGAATCAAAATGGATCAAGGTGCTTTGTCTGGTGCAGCTGATGGGATGTTGAGACAAGGCGTAGATCAAAAGGATGTAACCCCGTTGTTGAGTTCGATGGGAGATATTTCAGGAGGAGATGGCGAATCTTTGGGGCGTTTAGCTGCGGCTTATGCCCAAGTAAACAACGACGGAAAACTGCTTGGTGGGACGTTGAGTCAATTGACAAATGCGGGATTTAATCCGTTATTTCAAATGGCTCAATCGACTGGAAAATCCATGGAAGAGCTAAAAACAGAGATGGATCAAGGATTGATTTCTACTGATATGTTGAAGCAAGCGTTTTTTGACGCAACAGGAGAAGGAGGACAATTCCACAATATGCTTGAGAAACAAGCCGATACATTAGGAGGGAAATGGGAGGATTTTATGCGTAAAATAAACGGAGGCTTACTTCAACTCTATAGTGTTATTGGCCCTGTTGTAGAAAAGTTAGTGGAATTTGGAGGTGCTGCATTTGATGCTGTAGCTAATGGTTTGGAACGGCTGGTAACAAAATTAGAAGAAGGAAATCCAATTATACTTGGTTTAGCAGGAATAATAGGAGCTCTAACTATAGCACTTACCATAATGAAAACAAGTATGATGGCTACCGCTATATATCAGGGAATCCTAACTACGTTTACCAATTTATCTAGTATTGCTTGGTGGCAATTGAATGCAGCTCTATTAGCCAATCCGATTACATGGATTATTACAGCTGTGATTGCTTTAATCGCTTTGATTGGCTATTTAATTTACAAAGTAGATGGTTGGGGAGAAGCTTGGCAACATACAACAGATGCGATCAAATTTTTATGGGATGGAATGGTGAATGCGTTAAAACTAGTGTGGTTGCAATTTTCCAATTACTTTTTAAATAAAATCGATCAAATGAAGTTGGCATTTTGGGGCCTTCAAGCCTTGTCTGGTAATAAAGATGCTGTAGATGAAATGAAAGTTGTCGTAAACCGCATGAAAGAACGCCAGAATGAAATTCAGGAAATGACAATAAAACGGGATGGGAACTACTTGATGGCAGCAAAATCCATGAAAGATGCAGTAGGATCTTTTGAAATGAATGACAAGAGTTTGGGAGATCTTAAAAATGATTTTATGACCAAATTTGGATTTTCTAATACAAAAGAGGAGGAAGGGATAAAGGAGGCAAAAGAAACGCTAGGAACCCCTGAAATCACAAGTGAGATAGAGAGTAATCAGTCGACCAGTAACAATTCGAATGCAGCTACTACCGCCGTAAATGGAGGAGTAAAACACAACAATATTACCATAAATCTAAATGATTTAATTGGAGTTTTAAACATTAACAAAGCCGGATTCCAAGAATCGGTAGACGATATGGAGGGAGAGGTAACGGATGCCTTATTGCGTTTATTGGGGTCTGCTATAAATACAGGAAATTAAGATGAATGATATCGTTATGAGTTCCTTACTAGGATCTAAAATTATTAAACAAGTACCTTGTTTTCAGCAAGTTGAATTGTTTACAGGGCAATCCATACTACCTCTTAATTCACCTTCGGTGCAACAAAATGATACAACAGAAGAGACTAAACTAGCAGAACCGTTAAATGAAAATAAAAAAACGATTGAAAGTCAGCAGTTTTTCCCTTTGACTTTGTCAGTAGATGGAAGTGAGGAATTTACATTGCCTTATGAGCCTATAATTAGTATTGAAGGAAAAAATAATATCATAAAACGCTCAGTGCTCAAATACAATGAACAATTCTCTGGTAGTACTTTCGGTACGGTAAAAGAGCGTTGGAGTATGGATGATTACAAAATAACTATCACGGGTGCTTTATTTGGAACAAGTGAAATAGGGGCTTATGAAAGTACATATCCACGAGAGGATTTTGAGCGTTTAAAAAACTTTTTACTGCAAGGAAAAGAGATTAAAGTTAAATCGACTCCCTTTGAGTTGTTGGGGATTAGTTATATCGCTATTGAAGATTTTAGCTTTCCTTTTACTAAAGGAGAAAACGTTCAAGCATATGTCATTAAAGCAATCTCAGATGTTCCCATGCAATTATTTATGGAATAATATGTTTAAAATGTGTTATCAGGTCAGTTTTACAACTGAGGAAGACAAAGTATACAATTTGAATCTCGTTCATGCGATAGAAATTGAAAAATCCATAGAAAAACTTGCCGCTACTTGTAGTATAACGTTACCTCTTTTTCGTTTTAATTCCCCTTTGCTGGTCAATGTGGATATTAAACGAGGAACAGAAGTAGTGGTATGTTTAGGTTATGATGATAATCCCCAAGAAGAGTTTAGAGGTTATGTCACGAAAGTAGTATACAATAATAGCTCTATTGTAATTGAATGTGAAGATGCGTTATTCTTGTTTCGCAAGAGTTTAGCTAACAAACAGTTTAAGAATATTACGTTGAAGGATTTACTGACTCAGGTGTGTAACCAAATTGATCCTGCGTATAGTATTGATTGCGATTATGATCTTACGTATGAATCGTACACGTTAAACAATAAGACGGGTTATGATATTCTCAAGGAGATCCAAGATAATTTGGGGGCTAATGTTTGGTTTGATACCCAGAATAAAATCTTAAACATCCATTTAAGTTACCGTGATAAACTAGGACAAGTAAAGTATTCGGCTCATCACAATATAGAAACGTCTACTCTAGAATACGTACTAGGAGCAGAGCAAAAAGTTGAAGTAACAATAGATGCAACCGATCGAAAGGGAGAAGCAAAACAAGTAAAGGTAGGTGATAGTGGTGGAGAGCAGTTTTCGTTGAAAATTGGAAACGTAAAGGATAAGGATATTGAGAAATTAGCTCAGGATATATGGGAAAAGAAAACGACAGATCGGCTAAAAGGATCGTTTACCACTTGGTTAATTCCTCCAGTATCACCTGGATATTCAGTTGAGATTATTGATCAAGAATACCCAGAGCGAGCGGGACGCTATTATGTCGCAAGTGTAAAAACAAATTTTAGCGAATCAGGTGGAGTGAAAACTGTTGAACCAGGAATAAAATTAGGATAGATGAGTGCAAAAAATGTGAGACAATTTATTCAACAAATTGTTGGAGATATGTGGAATCTGCCCTTGACAGCTAAAGTAATGCAAGTAGATGGAGAAACTTGTTCTATAAAGCTTCCGAGTGGATTGGAATTGGATAGAGTTCGACTGAAAGCAACACAGACAGAAAAGGAGCAAAAAATAATGCTAACGCCTCGTATAGGGAGTGATGTGCTTGTTTTTTCTCAGAGTGGTGATTTGAATAATCTTTTTGTCATTCAAATCAATGAAGTAGAAAAGATTGAAATTCTCAACGATGATTTACAACTTGTTTTAGATGATCAGTTGCATATCGAAGTTAGTGGGGTGAATTTAGGGCAAACATTGGAACAATTATGTGAAACCTTAAAGACACTTACGGTAAGTACAGGGGTTGGCCCTTCGGGTACCCCTTTACCACCCACACAACAAAAGGTAGCGCAGTTAGAGCAAAATTTTAAGACTATTTTTAAGTAATTGATTCAAAAAAACAAGGAGATATGGCTTTAGATAAGAGTAAACTAGAAACGGAAATCAAGCTATTGCTTGAAGATATGATGAAAAGAGAGCAAAACTCTTTTAATGAATTTGCAACGCGTTTAGCCACTGCGATTGATAGTTATATAAAACAAGGTGAAATCGAGTATTTAGGTGGGTTAGCAAATTCAGGTGGCGCAGTAACAGGAACAATTCAAGGAACTATAAAATGAGTAAAAAAATTGGAATACAGATTCAAGGAGATGGAGAACACCCTGATTTCATGGACTTGCACGTGGATGTACAAAGAAATTCAGAAGGTTTGATAATCCAGGGAATCGTGGTGAACGATATCGTAGAGCAAAACAAATCGCTCTTGCTCATCACCCACCCTGGAGAATGGAAGATGAGCCCCACACTTGGTATTGGGTTAAGCAATATGCTTTTAGATCACGATTACCTCGAATGGAGACATCGCATTCGTGAACAGTTTGCCCAAGATGAGTTGGTTGTTTATCGTTTGGACTTATTCCCTAATAAACCCTTTGTCATTGATGCAAACTATAAAAAATAATCAATCCCTATTCGATTTTACCCTACAAGCGTATGGTAATATCAGTGCCTTATTCGATGTTGCTTTGGCAAATAATATCAGTTGTACCGATCTTTTACCGGTAGGAACAAACTTGGAACTCCCCCCTAGTGAGGGAACAACTAAAAGTGTGTTGGATTACTATAGGAGAGAGCAGATTGAAATAGCAACAGTAAATGGGGTAAGTCGAGAATTACCTTTAGAGGAATTCCTCCTAAAAGGGATAACTCCAGTACTATAATAAATGAACTATGGCTAGAGAAATTAGAGAAATAAAAAAACAGATTACCGATACCTATATCGCTAATGCTGTGGTAAAAGAAACCTACAAATTAGACCCTGTAAAAACGTTTGAGCAGCAATTTAGCAAAGTGTCGATAGAAAATCTATTGTTTGAAACGATTGCATTTGCCCTTTGGTTTTTTGAAAAGTTGTTGGATCAAAACAAAGTAGAAATCAATGAAGAAATTGCAAAATCGCGTATTCACAATCAAAAATGGTACCGAGAAAAAGCATTAGATTTTATGTTTGGGCAATCCTTGTCTGAATCTGATCAGTATGATATAACGGGGCTAACAGAAAAGGAAATTCAGCAAGCGAAGATTATTGCCAACGCTGCACCTGTTAAAATGCAGGGGTATTTGAGAATGAAAGTAGTCAAGCGAAAAAAGGAAGAGTTACATCCGCTATCCCCTGCCGAATTAAAAGCATTTGAAAGCTATATGAATAGAGTGACAGACGCAGGAACCTATGTTATACCGACCACGAATGTAGCGGATGATTTGAAACTTCATTTAGATGTGTACTACAATGAAATGATTTTGGCACAAGATGGCTCTCGTTTAGATGGTACACTTCAACACCCTGTGATTGATGTCATTCACGACTATTTAAAGAGTTTGCGTTTCAATGGCGCTTTTGTAGAAACCAAATTGATGGATGAAATCCAACAGATTGAGGGAGTTTCTATGGTAAAGATTGTAGCTGCTTGGTCAAAATATGGTTTCTATGATTATGAATCCACTCAAAACCCCAATGTAGGATTGATTAATGAAGTGCGAACTGCCGATGCGGGTTACATGAAGCTCGATGAAACCAATACAGTAATTACCTATAAACCTTTTATGGAGTATGAATAATGTTTATTACCTGAATTGGAATCGATTAGTTACCTTTCTTATTCCAAAAGTATTGCGAAAACCCTTGCTATTGGCCTTGATTCACAGTGCTGTTTTACCGCTAAAAGTTAACTATAGTGCCTTTCTTAGTTTTAAGAAAAATGCGGAATACAAAGTCAAACACAACGGACAGGTAGTTTATTTAGAGAAAATGCTCAATGATAAATTCGACAAGAATTTAAGGCGGATTCAAGTAGAAAATAGCAAACCCAATGTTCCGCTTTGGTTATATCATGTGGAAGATGGTAAACCTGTGTTTACCTATCACATAGCGGATGGCAAGCCTGTGCATTTTTTTAGCAAAGGTGCTCATTATAATGCATTTGATTTCACGGTGTCAATTCCAAATGATTTAATTGACTTTGAATTTCAAATACAGGCACAAATTAATTACTACAAATTGTTTTCCAAAAACTATAAAATCAAAACAGAATGAAAAAATTAATATTCTCAGGTACAGGGTATCCTGTATCCATCAAAACACTGGAGTTCCTTCAAGATAACACGCTGAATGCAGTTTCCGCCTTTGCTAAATCAAAAGTAAACTATGAAGTAGTTTGGGGAATGAATCTCAATCTGACTAAAACACAACTAAGTGATGGGGCATTTGTTTTTAATGGAGAAATTATCCCTTTTGTAGGAGGTCTAATCGGAATTAATTCAATACTGACAATAGATGAAGTTGTTGAAAATGAATCTTTTAATACGAATCCTAATTCCGTTACAGCAGTAGAATCTTTGCCAGCTTATAGTGTGAAAACGGCGCGAATTGGAACAGGAGGATTACATTCTTTCCCTATAGCTGCTTTAAAGCGATATAAACAACAAATCGTCATTGATTCAGGTGTTACAACAAATACAGCTGTTAACGCATATGATGGAGAAAACCACGGTGTAGTTCATTGTGCACATATAAAATTGACAGAAGAGGAATTAGCAAATTCGATGGTTATCTATACGTTGACTAGAGCTCATCAAAATACATCTTATATGGTGGGAGCTAAACATAATCTTTTGCACCGCAGTTCTGATCATTTTTTAATTAATATAACGATGCCATTAAATGGTAATGAAATGCCTATGGTATACTGGCAAATTGTAAGGTTGAAATAGCATGGAAAAGCTAAGAATAGAAGAAAAGTTTGACAATGCGGTCAAGCAGAAGCTGATTGACAAAGAACTAATTGCCTCAGAAGAAACCATTGGTTCTGCCGAGTTTAACGCTTTAGTGGCAAAGACAAATGAACTTGTTACCATTCTTAATAATACCAAGACGGTTCCTCAAGAAATTGAGGAAATTATAGGAACAGATGCACTTCATCTATTCATTGATAGTTCCGCAGGGGAGAGTATATCCGCTGATTATATGCAAACCACTTTAACAGCAACAGTAGAACGGTATTTTAATAATTACAGTGCAGAGGTTGTTTCTTGGCAATGGTTTCGCGAATCGGGGGATACATTAGAAGATCGAGATTCTGATGCTATTTGGAGCCAAGGAAAAACGGAACCTGTACTTCATTTAACAGCTGAGGATTTTACAGCAAATATTCACACAAGACCCATTGTGTTTATTTGTCAGGCAATGGTGCACAATCAACGTTTAACAGCACAAACAAATATAGGATAATGAAAAACGGAGTTTTAAATATAAAAGTAGATTACAAACCTTTAAACGCCTACAAAAATGTAGTTGTGAAAAGTGGTAGTACTAGACAAAATTACAATGCCAATACGCGTTATTTTGAACCAGATCGACGCATTGATCCTTATGTGGTATTGATTGAATGTGGAGTAAATGATACCCATAAATTAGCAGAAGGATTGGTCAATGAACAATTAACTGATGTAAGTTGGAAAATTTCTTCTCCTAAAGGGTATACCGAAATTATAGCCACAGACAAAGAGTTTAGAATCGGAACAGGAGCAGATAAAGGGATGATTACCATTTTTAAAAATGTCAGCGATTTGGAGCCAGTAACGCTTTTGTTCACAGCGCGATTTATGGAGGCAACCACCAAGCGTGTGGTCAATTTTCAAGAGTCGTTTACCCTGATTACCTTGCCAATTGCGGAAGCTCCTCTTTTGGTGGAAACAGCAGCACCTGTTGGATATAATCTCTTTCCTACTCAAAATAATCAAGGACTTATTTGTCAGGCTGATTTAGTACAAGGCAGTAGTAAAAAACAAGCAGCTTACTGGTGGTACAAAGGAACTACCTTACTCACAGAAGCCAACGGGTACGAAGGAACGGCAAAAAGCCAACTTTTTGTGCCTTCAACAGCATTAACCACAAAAGGAGATGTGTTTAAATGTGAAATTGCCGATTGTTCTGCCTATTTTAATCAATTGGTTGACCAAAAGGTCGAAACTGATGCTCAGGTGATCCAATGGGAAGATTTGTATCAAACTCTTCCTGAGAATATTTACTTCAAAGGAGATGTTGTTAATTATGCTGTGAGCGGTAATATAGATGATGGAACAATTGTTGCAAATTCTCCTTACAGAGGATGTAGTTTTAGTGTTATGCCTGGAGAAGTGTACTCTATAAGAAGAAGTGATTTAAGTAATAGTCGATTTAGAGTTTGTTTTTCGAATCAAAAAATAGAGCCTGGTGTAAAGGTTGATAAAGGTATTCAAAAGGACACATCACATAGAATAGAGAATGTACTTGTTCCTGATGGGCGTTACTATATGTTTGTTTATTTGTCTAATACTGGAGATAATCTGCCTTTAATAAAGATTGAAAAAAATCAATTATCTACTGAATGGTCCCCATCAAAACAAGATCTGCAAGATTTGATCATTCAAAAAACTGAACATTACAAGTCAAATACTTCGCTTCCAGAAAACTATCGCCCCAATCCCAAACCAGCCAAATTGTACACCGCAGATTTTATGCTCATGAAGAAACTCCCTGCCTATATAGCTGATGTTTTGTATCCTACAACGGTGTCACCTGAATCGACAACAGTACAAATCGAAATGGTGTTAAATACCAATGATGGCGTTATCAAACAGCCAGAGCAATTTTTCTCTGTGGGATGGTTGAAGCAAGCTAATGGAACCTTTAAGTATAAAGGATTCAAAGTTAAAATTGCTATTGCGGATATCAAAGCATTAAATGATGCCAATAAACAATTGGATTATGAACTTAGAGAAGATTTAACCCTAAAAGCGTAAGCAATGAAATACATAATAATGAAGGAGTCGATAGCGATTGAAAAGGGAGTTATTCCTGAAGATCACTATTTTCCAACCCAAGATAATCAAGTGATTTTTAAAAAGGATATGTTGACTATCTACAGTCAAAAGGAACATCACATTGATTTTGAATATGAAGAATTAGAAACTGCGCAAGCATTAAATAAAATTGACACATGGAAATAGTAAGAGGATCGAGAACGATTAAATTAGGGAAAAAGGGAGATACCATTTCGAGTTCGTTGATTGCAGATAAACCCTTAGTAGCAAAGTATCAAAATGGCGTGGCTGTAGGAAGTTGGGCAAATGCTGCTGAAAACAGAATGGTGTACGCGCAAGTACTTACTTCTTTGACGAATACTCCCCTTTCTACTACGCAGTTAACAGCTGTGGTTTGGAAGTTCAATGGGCAAGTGATTGCTAATACAGATGCGCGATTTGAAAAAACAACTTATTCAATTGGTTCCATCCAGGTGCCTGCTTTAAAGATTAAAGCGGATATTATGAATGCCATTGACACAACGAGTTCCATTGAATTTAATGCCAATGCTTATACAGGAGGATATACTACGGCGATTGCAGCGTTAATTAATGTGGTTAAAGAAAATATTTCAGCCAATACCTATAGTGCTTATATTTTAGATGCCAATGGGCGTGGTGCAACTATTACATCCACTTATCCAACAGTTACTTTAAAAGCGATGTTAGAAAAAGGAGGTACGGTTTTAACCGCGGGAATTACGTACCAATGGTATAAATCAACCCTAGATCAAGCAAAGGACTCAGCCAATGATAGTATAGCAGATAATCGTATGTTACTCCCAGGAAAAACCGCTCAAACGCTAGCATTAACAGCGGCGGATATTCAAACATATGACACGTATTTGGTGGATATTTTTGAAGGAGGGCAGTTGGTAAAAACAGCGATGATATCTGTGCGTGATGAAACGGATTCATTGGAGTTGATGTACAATGTAGAAGGCATTGAAGATGATTTACAACCAGGTGGATCCGTTAAATACACACCTAAGGTAGTGTATAGAGGAACAACTACACCTGCTTCAGGTACTTGGACGTATAAATATCAAAAGATTAAGCTCAATGGGACGAATATCGGTGCCCAAACAACAGGGGCTTCCGTAACAATTCGATATACAGATATTGAAGCAGCAGCGGTAAGCGAGATTTGCGTGTTATTTGAGGCACAAGAAAATTAAAAACTATGGGACAAGTTCACGGATCTAGAACAATAAGGCTAAGGGAGCGCATCAATTCGGTGCGCATCCAAGCTACAGGAACACAGTTTCAAGGGAATACCCCTGCGAACCTTACGCTTAAGGCAGTACCTTATAATTTTACAGCAGTAAGTTATGCTTGGTACAAAGGAACCGGAACAACCGCAGTGGGAACAAATCAAAACCTCATTGTGGCCAATACGCAGGTTGCTGCCGTAGAAACGTATCGGGTTGTGGTAAAAAATAATCAAAATCAAGAATATGAAGATGTAATCTCTATTTCTAAGGTAATAGATGGAGCTCAAGGGCGTCCAGGACAATTACCGATTCAACGCGAATGGAAAGTTGGAGAGGTGTATCGAAATAATGATGATGTCGTTGATTATATTTACCATCGTATTACGGATAGTTGGTGGAAATTAAAGGGAGGATACAACAATGTAGCAGCACAAGAGAATCCAACCAACGAGTTTATTCGTTTAAATGCTATGGAACAATTGGCAGTAAATATATTAATCGCTGAAAATGCAAATATTGCAGGTTTTGTTTTTAAAGATCAAAAAATGATTTCTCAATCTCCTTCCTTATCTAATCCTAATCTTAGTCTTGATGGGGTTAATGGAGAATTGAAGGTGATGAAAGGACAGGTAGGAGAATTTACCATTAATGAAGGACTTGAATACAATAAACAAGGACTAAGGTTTGTCAGTAATATGCTAAAAACGTATCAAAAATTTTTTCGATTTGATAGAAATGGACTCAAATTAATTAATAATGATTGGTACTCAGGTGCTTTTTGTGGGCAAAATGAGAATGGTTTCTCATATTGTGCTGGTGGAGATACCCATAGTGTAAAATTTGAAATAGAAACAGGAGGAGTTGATTATTATTTAAAAATATTTAGTGAAGGAAAATATAGACAAAATGAATATAAAGGAGCTTTATGGATTCAAGCAGTCTCTTCAACAATAGATGCTATTTTAATTGAAAAAGGCGGAGTAACATTGAAAAAAGGGGATATTAATATTTATGATGGTAATTATAGAGCAGATGGTATGCCTGGAGCTACAGGAACAATTGCTATTGGAAGTGTTAAGATTAAGGTTAATAAAGGAATAATCACAGGTTGGTAA